TTTTTTATGGAGTAACTCATCACCCCAATTATAATACCATTTAGAATAAACAACTGCCAACATTTGACAAGTTTCCAATGGCATTTTCACAACGTGCTTATCAGGTAAAACCTCTGCCGATTTGTAGGGGCAAGGTTCCGTCACGAATACATTCATAATAAAAAATGGAAGTGGTTTTTCCTACTTCCATTATAACATCAGTTTTTCTTTTTAGCAACATAAGGTGGCTCTTTTAATTTTGGCCACTTCTTATAAAATTCTTCTGCAGGTTTTGGATCATAGTCAGGATGTTTTGAACTATTGATAGAAGGTTCCCAAGGTTTCTTAGATCTGTTATTAATAACAATAAATCTATCTGCTGCAAATGTTCCTGCTAAACTAATCTCTATATCTTCTCCATCAACCCAATTCATACTACCATCTTTTTTAGTATGTTCCATGAGTCTTTGGATCTCATCAATCATTTCTTGTGTTAGTTTCATTTCTTTTTAAATACACCTAGTTTTGCTAAAAAGTATACTGATAGTATTGTCCAAAAAATTACTTCTAATCCTATATTATTCATTTTTCTTTTTGATTTTATTTTTAAAGTAATCACTTTCACATTGAAAGTAAATTCTTAATTGATTGTATTTTGAATTGTTATATTTGTGTTTAAAAGGTTTAGAGTATTCTCTGAATGGATTTCGTTGGATTGAAAGTTTGTCGTATTTAGATAGCATAAAGCACCATAAGGCACTTTATTTATACACTAACTTTCAAAAGTTGAGTCTGGTTCTAACGCAATGTAATATTTCAAATCATATTGAGTATTTGTAAACTTAGATAGTAATTTACTAGACACTACAACATCATATGCGCCTGGTATAATCTTAATATTTTCTACCTTAAAGTTGAATGTAAAAATCTTATCAGTTTCTCCAACAACTACTGCATATTCATTTGATGTATCATTCTTTTTATCTCTTACAACTAACTTAACAACACCTGCCTCACCAATTGCAGATAGATCAGGTAATTGATATACTGCAGCTGCTTTAAGTAACTTATCTAATGAAGAACTCTCTAACTGAAAACATACATCTTCGGTTGGAAGTGTAATATCTTTCTCTGGTGGTGCAATGATTACTTGTGGATCTGCATAAAAATATTTAACTCTCCTTGATCCTTCTTTGATTGTAATATATGACTCAGGTGTAAAATCTAAGTCAGGATCAGAATGCAATCCAAGACCATTTAAGAATTGATTAAGATCATAGATTGCAACATCACGGGGAAACTCTTCTGTTATATTTGCTTCTGCAAGAATATTCTTAGCAACAGATATAGTGCGAAGTTTTTTACCTTCTTTGACTAGGATTGAATTGTTAATACCTGCAAAGTTTTTAAGAACAGTCAAAGTGCTGTCAGATAATTTCATAGTTCTTTCTTTTAATTTCATTATGTTTAAGGCATTTGGTCAAAGTTGCCAGAAGGCATTGATGGTTCGCCATAGTGTCCATCAAAGTGTAATAATAGCATAGCATAGTGTATGACTTTTAGCAAGTCTGTTTTATTTTTACCATCTTTACTACCATAACGACTTCCATATTTTAATATGTTTGCTTGACAAAATCCAGATGCAATGTCTCTTGCTGCCATTAAGTCAATCGTTTGCACTTTACGAAACTCATGTTTCGTTCCAGTATAATGTCCATTATATGTTCTTGAAACATATTCTTCAATATCTCTTAGAATTTCTTCTTCATGATATTTGTATTGATTATTTCTTTGTGGTTCGTAATCCATTGATTCCTTTAAGTCTCCATAAAAATTAAAATGATGTGATCTTTGATCATCTACATCTGCCATATAATCTATTTCATAATCAAGTCCATCATTTTCAAATGGATTTTCCCTATCAGGATCATTACGAGTATAATCATAATAATATGAAGAATGCTCTGGTTCGACAGAATTCCATCTTCCTTTTGATTTATCCATAAGTAAAAAGAAAATCGTTAACAAGACTCTCTGCATTTTCTTTTCCAAACTTACCTGCAAGGTATCCTGCTACAGGGTCAAGTTTAGTCATATATGCATCAAAGTCTTTATATTCACTGGTATCTTTTCCAGTAGGTTTCTTTAATTCTACCATCTCCTTGTACTTTGTCAAGTAAGTCTTAAACATTTCTAAATGCTCATTGACTTCACTCATTGTACATTTGGCAATGTATATGTTATCAGAGAAGTGATTACCTGGTTCAAAGAAACGATAGTCTCCATCACTTATAGGTAAACCTTCAACAGAGAAGGGATATTTTTCTTTTGGATGTTGAAAATCAAATACAATAATAACTCTCTTCTCATTAAACCCCATCAAGTCCATACCAAAACAGGGAAGATTACTCCCTGTCTTTGGATAGATGATATTGTTGTAAATACAAGTTTTATCACTCCATATTTCAACTTCTCTTGCCTTAATAAAATATTCAGTGGTATATGTTTTTGCTAAGAGATTTGTATCTTTAGATTCCCAGTTTGCCCAAACACTCCCTACTGGGTTATGCAGAGGGAATGTTTGATGAAGGACATCTTTATAATTTTTCCACAAGTTCATCTTTTGTTACGTCAAGTTCTTTTGTAATTTCAAAGTCTGCATCTACTTTATCATATAATTCTAAAAATGACTGCTTTGTTTCATCATCGAAACGATTAATGCATACTTTGATTGCCTTTTCTTTGTTGTTAAAGATAGAGAATGCACGAAGTATGTGTACTAATCTACGAGTAGAAATAATCTCTTCGATACCACCATCATAGAATGTCTTACGAATAATGTCTGCCCAATCTACAAGTCTCTTGCAGAAGTCAGAGTCATTCACACCTAATGTTGATGCAACATTATTAAGTATCTTTGTTTCATGAGCAGGAGCAGGATATGCTTGCTCAAAAGTAACAGGGAATCTCTCTAAGAATGCTTCGTTCAATACGTTAGTACCAATGAATCTACCATCATCAGAACCTTTACCTTTTGTGTTTGCTGTTGCAACAACATTGAAACCTGCTTTTGGTTGAACAAACTTACCAATCTTCTTAAGAAATAATCCTTTACCTTCAAGCACTGGTTGTAAACAAAGTATTTTGTTAGATGCTAGGTCAATCTCATCTAAAAGAAGGATAGCTCCCCTTTCCAAAGCTTCGACCACAGGTCCGTTGTGCCAAACAGTGTTGCCATTAACAAGACGAAACCCACCAATAAGATCATCTTCGTCTGTTTCGATGGTGATGTTGACACGAATTAACTCCCTTCCTAATTGTGCACAAACTTGTTCGATACCAAATGTCTTACCATTACCTGATAAACCTGTAACAAATGTAGGATAGAATAACTTAGATGCAATAATTTTTTTGATATCTGGAAAGTTTCCAAACTTAACAAATGTAGAATCTTTCTCAGGTATTAAGTTTTGCTCTACTTTTGGAAGAACAGAAGGTGAGTTGAAAGACTTCTCAATGTTTTCAACTGCTGCTGTTGTAACTTCTAAGTTCCACTTACCTTTTGATGTTTTAAAGTTCTTTATTCTTTTTGTTACAGTTGCATATGCAATATCATTCATTGCACAGAATGCTTTAATATCAGTAGCAGTAAATTCAGAACCGAAGGATGCTTTCAATTTTGAGATAATTTCTTCGGTTGTCATTTTGATTGTGAATGGTACGTAGGTCATGATGTCGGTGATTTATTTATGTACTAATCATAGCATTAAAAAAGGGGGTCGTAACCCCCTAGTGGACACTTTGTTAATTGTCACGCAACTAACTCAATAAACTCAGAAAGAATCTTTTTGTTCATCTTTTTATTACGAAGACTCTTAGTAAATGCTTTCTTTATCTGTGCTTTAGTTGCATCTTCTTGTACTTCAAAATCTGTGTCATTACCAATTGCAGTTGATGATATTCCAAAGTATACATGATAACCAGATCCTTTAAGAGAGATAGTTTTGTTTTTTCTCCAGTAGTTTAATTCTCTCTCATATGCACCATCTTCTGTGTACTTTTGAATGAATGAACTAGCCCAACTATTAGGTAGTAATCTGATACCTATAAAGTTAGTGTGAGGGAAAGTATCACATATATCCTCCAATAGAATATCAGTAACATCACCATAGTAACCCATGTTCTTTAAAGCAAAAACACGACCTGTCTTACGATTACGGAAGTAACAATTGTCAGAAAGGTATGCTGTACCCATGTATGGTTCAGAATCCCAATCTCTTATTACTTCTCTGTTACATCTAATTGATTGTGATTCACCATCAGTCAATACAACACATTGTACTTTTTCAACACCATTTTCTTTACGAAACTTAGGAAGTATTTGATGAAGAGCAATGATTGCTTCATTCAATGGTGTACCTGATAAACTTAATCCCAAAGGACATTTGTAGTAATGAGTGCGATCAGTAAATAAAGTTGCTAATCTAAAAACATTTCTCAATTGAATATTCAAATCTTTTGCTCTCACTTTACTTGTAAGAATATTAAGAAGAGAGAAAGTAGAATCAACATGTAATTGATTATTTAATTGTTCTATTTCATCTCTATCTAACTTAGGATAACTATTTGTAAATGCATAAACCTCAAAAGGAATATTAACTTTTTTACAGAACCAAATTAAATTGAATAGTTGTTTGATAGTATCAAGCATAACTGAAGACATTGAACCAGACCAATCAAGCATGAATATTAGTCCATGATTTTTACCATCAGGTATGACTGAAACCTTTTTAAATAGATCTTCATTGAATTTAAATGTATGAAGTTTTGATGTATCAAGGATACCAGTACGACTTGTAGTAGCACGAGCATATGCTGATGCTGACTTCTTCATTTCAAACTCTTTTACAAGATAGTTAACTTCTTTCTGTGCATCTTTTTTGAACTGAGCAAACTCTCTATCAACTCTTCCATAAAGATCAAATGGATTGTAATGAGATTGAGTAAAACCAAGATCAATCGTCTTTTCTTCATTTTTGTAATTAGGATTTCTTTCAATGTAATCCTGCATAACATTTTTTTGATCTTCATCCCACTCCAACATCATATCTTCATGGAGTTTATGATTATTGACAATAAATTTATCTAAGTCTAACTTTGGACTTTCAATATAGTATGATTCACCTGATGTAGGATTTGATAACTCTTTTAGAGAGTCAGTAAATATTTCATCTGTAGTAGCTTCAAGTTCACCACCTTCATATCCACCTTGAATATTAACACTAGTATTAGACCCATCAGAATCTGATTGT